CTCACTTCCTGCTACTGAAAGTACAGTCTACAACTTTATGACTAATTACTTTTCAAAGAATTTAAATAAATTTGACAAGATCTTTAGACGAAGTAATATGCTCACAGAACTAGATGCTCTTGATCCTGCTATCCTTTCAAGTAAATGTGATGTTAAAGTGCAACTAAGAATTGTCCCTACAGTTGGTACTAAACGTTTATTTGAGTTACAGTTCCCAATGGCACTCAAAGGTGCAGATGACATAACGCATATCGTGTCATCAACTATATTTGAGTACGAAGGTGTTGTTGCTCTTATCAGAAATAAGTTGTCTTCTACCAGATTACAGATTCAAGACATTGATGGTAACGTTTTATTAGACAACGTTGGTGAATACAATCCAAGCAAGGGTACTGTTACAATAACAGGGTTTACACCACAAGCACTTATTGGTGGTAATGATTATATCAAGATATCAGCAATACCGTTGAATGAAAGTGTGATTAGACCTTTACGTAACTATGTCATAAAACTGGATAACACAGAGACATTTGCTACGGCAACATTAGACAGACAAGAAACAGGACTAACGGTATCTTAACATGACCCTTCCTTTTGCACAGACTCAAAGAGATTTTGGAAGACACGATGTCAATCTAAAAAAGACTATTGTTGATGAAGTTTTACCAGAACCGTTTCGTAATGATTATCCCAATCTCATAACATTTCTTGATGCTTACTATGAGCATTTAGATTCGGCAGATAACTTCGGTGGAATCATCGATGAACTTATGACGCTTCGGGATATCGAGGATGCAAAACTAGAACAATTAGATTATCTTTTTGATGAGTTAGGACTTGGGATATCTCAAGGGCAGTTTACAACACCAAGAGAAGTTATAAGAAACTTTGGTAACTTCTTTAGGGTAAAGGGTTCAGAGTATTCTATTGATGGTTTCTTTCGTGCATTCTTCAACGAGACTGTAGAGATCTTTCACCCCAAGGACAGTTTGTTCTATGTTGGTAAATCTCTGGTTGGTACTGAGGAAGCAAAGAAAATACAAGACGGTAGACTATATCAAGTATTCTCTGTGTTGATCAAAGGTCCGATTCCTCTCGTTATCTGGCAAGAAATGTATCGAAGGTTTGTACACCCATCTGGTTTCTATTTGGGTGCGGCAGTTGTTCTAGAAGCAGAACCCGAAATGAATATCGGAACACTGACTTCTATTCCAGATACAAACCCTCCAATAAGAATTGTCGATCAAGCAGCAATGTCATATGCGGCAGAGGGAGAAGCAGTTGGTGCGATTACTTACTCTTCACTTGCGGCACCTTACGATGGACTTGACTCCGATAGAGTTAACCCAGATGCAATTCTATACACACAAAGGGGATATGCTCAAGTTGGTTATGTTTCTAAAGTACAACCAAATCAGGAGGAGTTTGTGCTAAGAGATAGATATAGTTTATATCGTAGAATTACTGACTTCAATACTATGACTATAGATAGTGCAGAGAGATACTATAGCAGTATGTACGAATTCGCAGGGTTCTATGCAGATTTCTCAGACTATGCAGACTCTGCAACAGCATCCGCAATCAGACTATCATCTACAAGAGATACGTTTGATATTAGAAGATATTTTAGATAATGATGAGAAAACCTTATAAATATAGGTATTAGTTTTTAGGAAAACAAAATGGTTAGACAAATTATAGATAGAGGCACGACTGGCAACGATGGTACAGGCGATGATCTGTACACAGGTGCAGGAAAGATAAACGATAACTTTGAAGAGTTATACGGTAACGTTGCACAAATACAAACTATAGTCGGGACAGACTCAGCATCTATTAAACAGATCCAGTTGTCAACAGGAGGTATTACTTTCGAAGGTGCAACTGCAGACTCTTTTGAAACTGTATTAGGTGTTATTGATCCTACAAAAGATCGTGCTATCAACTTACCTGATAGTAGCGGTACAATAGCATTAACAAAGAATATTGATAGTGCAGTCAATAATACTATAAACACCATTGATTCCGATTATGTGCAAGAGAGAACAAGAGAAGCAAACATAGATCGTATTACGTTGAAAAACTTTACTGTGGCAACCGCACCAGATAGTTCAGAAGTAACACACGGTACTCTTATATTTGTAAAAGATGGAAATACAGGTTTGCCTTGTCTTGGAGTATTCGACAGTGACTTAGGAAATTTTCGCAGAATTGAACTAGGTTCATACATTAATACATAGGATATAGAAAATGCCAGCAACCATTACCGACACCCTAAGACAACAGATTGCGAGAGACTTCTTTGATCAGTTCGAGCAACAAACTCACAACTATTATTGTGGGATTGCAAAATCAGAACCTTGGGATTCAAATGAAACTGTTCCTACCCCTATAAACAACCCAGAAACAATATCACAGTTGAGGGATGGTCTTCAGTCAATCAAGAAAGTAAAATCAACTTCACTAGTTGTTCCAAGAAACAATTGGTCGAATGGTACAGTTTACTCTCAGTATGACGATAGAGCACAGGGATATCCAACACAACCTTATTATGTAAAGAACGAAAATGGTCAGGTATATGTTTGCCTAGAAGCAGGTCGAAATAGATTAGGTGTTGCACAACCTTCAGTTGTTGAACCGACAGGATCTAACAATGACTCATTTAGAACTACAGATGGATATGTCTGGAAGTTCTTGTATACAATCAGTGCGGCACGTCAAGAACAATTCCAATCCTCGAACTTTATGCCTGTACAAAAACAGCATAACACAGACTCTAACTCTACTGGCATTGAGTTAAAGCAAAAAGAAGTTCAGGATGCTACAGTAAAAGGTCAAGTTCTATCAATCATAATCACTGAAGGTGGGACAGGATACACAAGTATTCCAACCGTAACAATTACAGGTAATGGAACTAAAGCAAGAGCAATAGCAGATATTGATAGTGCGGCAGGTACATTATCAAGAGTACGAATTGCTGACAGTGGACAGTTCTTAGTTCACGGACAGGACTACACTACAGCACTTATTTCTATTGACGGTGGCGGTGGTACTGGTGCAAAGGCACGTGCAGTATTACCATTTAGCGATTCTGGTGTGGGTGCTGATGCAAGGGTAGATCTCAAGACAGCATCTATCATGTTCCACACAATGATCGAAGGTAATGACAGTAACTTCTTGTTAGATCAAGACTTCAGGCAGGTTGCTCTTATCAAGAACCCTCTTGACTTTTCTGGTAATAAAGTTTCAGCAAACACTGCAGGGGCATTACCATTTATGAGATTGTCAAACACAGTGAATGCGTTTACTCCAGACAAAATCATTGAAGGTCAGACAACACTTGCAAAAGCATACATCGATGATATAGACTCAGATAAAATTTACTATCACCAGACTGAAGAAACTGGTTTCAAACCATTCCTAGATGGTGAGATCATCGAAGAGACAACAGGTGCAGGTCAAGGTATTATTGACTCAGCATTAATTAATCCAACAGTTGACGCGGCATCTGGAGATATTCTCTACATCGATAACCGAGGTCCTGTACAAAGAACAGCAAACCAAGCAGAAGATATAAAAATTATTCTACAATTCTAAGGGTTGAACAATGGCAACAGTATATACAGATACTTTATTTGAAACAAAATATAAGGATGATTTCAACGATAGTGATGGTTACTATCGTATATTGTTCAACAGTGGTCGAGCACTGCAGGGTCGTGAACTTACGCAGATGCAAACAATCATCAATAAACAGATTGAACGATTTGGTAATAACATATTCAAAGAAGGTTCGGCAGTAAAACCAGGCGGTCTTCAAATAGACACGACTTACGAGTTTGTTAAGTTTGATCCTTCTTCTACATCGACAACAGTTGCCGTTGGTGATATTCTTACAGGTGCAACCTCTGGTATCAAAGCAGAAGTTCTAGAAATAGTTGCGGCAGTAAACAGCGATCCTGTTACCATTTATGTTCGGTACGTGGATACGACTGCTACTTCTGGTGCCACATCTACACCTAGATTTACACCAGGTGAAAGTTTAGGATCTGGTCGAGTTGTTCAAGTCATAAACACAGACGTAAACCCTGCAGTCGGTAGAGGTACTCGTGCTCTTATTGGACAGAGTATATACTTTACTCAAGGGTTCTTTGTTTACACAGAAGCACAAGCGGCAATCATTAGCAAATACTCAGACGCACCAAGTGTGGATGTGGGTTTCAAGATTACTCAGGAAGTACAAGGTGTTGATGATAATATCCAATTGTACGATAACCAAGGTGCAACAATCAATACTACGGCACCAGGTGCTGACAGATATTGTATAAAACTATTACTTACAGCAAAGAGTGATTTACAATCAGACGATAACTTTATTCATATTAACACTGTAAAAAACGGTGCTATCTTTAATGCGGTTACATCACAACAAGATGAGATGTACAATATTCCAAGAGATATGATTGCAACCAGAATAAAAGAAAACTCTGGTGACTACATTGTAAAACCATATCGGATCTCTTTCGAAGAAGACTCATCTGCTAACCACCTATTGCTAAAAGTAAGTGATGGTATTGTGGTTGTTGATGGATATCGTGCGGCAAGATTTCTTCCTACTGATATACAAGTAGA